GCCGTTCTCATAGCGGTAAGGGTGATCGCTGATATCTTCGGGCAACGCTTCCGGGCTGATTTCGTAAATGCTCACGCCTTCAGATAGGGTGAGAAAGTTCGGGTTATCCGACCAGGTAGAAATAAATCCGTCAGCACCAACGGCAATGAAACAGTTTTCGCCCTGCCATTTTTTGTCGCGTAGCATGTACCAGTCCTGACCCGTTTCATCTTCGAAATACATGACGGGAAGGGGGATGCCATCTTCTAAAACCTGCTTAGAAATTTTGATATTTTTAAATGCGATCATCTTAGTTACCCACCTGACGCCAGCTTCCACTGGCCGTTCTAATCATTAATGCGCGGTAGTATTTCCCCATCATTCGGCAGTCGCCCAAATCCGGTCGGATATTTAACCCCGTCATGAAACAACCCGTCGGCGCTTCCCATACCTGCTGAGCAGTCCAGCCTGCATTCTCCAGCGCCTGACTGCCGCGCTGCACGTCGTAGACGTATCGGTTATCACCGTAGGCATAGATGTCATTGCGTAAATCCCTATTCGCCCAATTCCGAGCTCCTGCAATTTCGTTTTGTAACTGCTCCCTGGTGGGCAGGACAACTACGCCATTGGTGGTTGAGTGACGCATATATGGATCATTTGCATTGCCCGAAACAAAGCCAACAGTAGTGGCAGTATCACGGTAGATATAACGGCCATCAGATTCTGTTTTGGTATATGAATCTCTTTGTGGTGGCGGGAAATTAGTGGTGTAAACCTCCCCCATATCAGAAGCATCTACCTGAATTTTGACCTTAGAACCCGTCCAGCCGATATAGACTTTATTGGTCTGCATACCGGCACCGCCGCCTTGCTGAACAGCGGCAAAGTTCCCGACATTCCCCAGCCCGACATTCGAGTTGGTGAGGTTGATGTCTTTGGTGCCGTCAAAGGCTACACCGGCAATCTTCCTGGCGGTGGCGAGTTTGGACGCTGCCACGGCCGTCCCGCCCGCCGGTAACGCGCCGACGTCTGCCGGTGTCGGTTTGTTGGCCTGACAGTAAATTTCATTCCAGGCAGACCATGGACCATCGACACCGTTCCACGCCCCCGTCATAGAGCGGGTGAATTGCCGCCCGTTGTTATTAAAAGCAATTTGCTGCGTCGCATTCGGACCCCAGGTAACGAAAATCACGCCGACAAAATTATTTATCGGATAGCCTTTTTCCGTGGTCGCCGCAGCAGCACCCGGCACGCCGTAATGCCCAAACATACTGCTGCCGTGCAAGGTGTTCGGGGTATCCGTTGCGGTTAAGTTGGTGCGGATTTTAAAGGCCGTGGCAATTTCATCAGACAGCGCCTTTTCACTGGCGGCGCTTTGCGTTGCCGTCCATGCGCCTACGTCTGCGGCCGTCGGTTTATTGTTGGTGCCATACAGAGCAACCCATGGGCGCCATGGTCCATCCTTCCCGTTCCAGTTGGAAGAAAGCCCGCGCACCCAGATGTTGCACGTATCAAAAGTAATAAACATCTGCTGGCAGCCGTAAGCGCTGCCGGTAACAAACAGCGTGCCCGCTTTGGCCTCGGGGTAATTTCTGTCTGCCGTCGCGGATGCGTTGGCGGACTGGTGATAGATCGCCGCCTGAACAGCCGTCAGACTAAATCCCACGGTGTTCAGGTCAGTTGAGCCGAGGGCAGAGTTTGCGGCAACAGAACCGACGGTGCTGGATTGCACCCAGTCACTCCATGGACCATCTGTCCCGTTCCAGACGTTGCTCGATGCGCGCTGCCAACATTTACCGGAAAGGTGTTCGGTGTAACGCTGGATCACGCCGTTAGTGTAGGCACCCGGAAACACTTCCAAAATACCGGCCAGCATTGCAGGGTAGCCGTTGGCTACTGTTGCCTGCGTAGGGGATGTCTGCGAATAAATGCCGAACTTGTCACGCCCAAACGTATTGATATTGGTGTTGCCGAGATTGGTAGACGATAGTGGCATCGCTCCCACGTCCACCGCCGTCAGAGTTTGGTCTGCGCTTAACGCCTTACCGTTAATTTTGCGCGTGGAAGGTACGCGGGTATTGGCGTTGTCGTTGGCAGCCTTCACCGCTTTTGGCGTGGCGGCCAGCGCTTCGCTGGTACTGCTGACCGAGCTGCTCAGCTGAACAAATCCCTTTGCCGCCGTTGTGCCGTCTGGATGATTGCGCGATTTCTCATGCGCGGCCAGCAGGTCATTCACATACTGCTCAGTTGCCATAATCACCGAGTCGTCGATCAGCAAGCTGATTGCCTCGGTGTTGCTGACCGCAATCACCATGCGCAACGTCTGCGTGCGGCCTGAACCCTCCGCCAGCGTCGGTTTATAGGTGTCCGCCATGTTGCAGACGGCAATCAGCGCCCCGTCGCTGCTGAACAACCCCATTTCGCGCATCCAGAAGCCGCCGACGCTGGCAGACAGCACCGCTTCGGCAATCACCCAGTTGCCATGAGTCGGATCCAGCTTTAAGGAATTGAGAGGCGTGCGGTACACCTCTTTAACCAGTTTGGTCTGCGTGGCGACGGGCGTGGTCGCCTTGCCGTTGCCGTCACCGACGGCAAGCTGCGTAATATTGATGTCAGTCCCCGCCGCAATGGCCGCCGCGATGCGCGCCTGGCCGAGCGTGGTGACAACGGATTTAAATGTGCTCATATCGTCCTCTTATGCGGGGTAAATGGCCGCCGCGATGCGCGCCTGGCCGAGCGTGGTGACAACGGATTTAAATGTGCTCATATCGTCCTCTTATGCGGGGTAAACGGTCAGCAGCTCGCCGACGTACTGCGCTGCGCCAATGTAGACGTCGCCTTTAATATCCTGGGTAATGGTCAGCCCGATCAGATGGCGGCTTGCGGGCTTGGCGTCGGCTATCAGCCGCTCCATCTCGTTATACATTTCTTCGGTGATGCCGGTTTCCAGCACGCCGATGTCCAGGCGAAACGTCCCCGGTTCGTCATTCGTTTCCCACCACTCGGTCACGTTGATCAGGTAGCCGAGCGGCTCCACCACGCGCCGGATGGCACCAATGGTTCCTTTGTGGCAGTGAATGAACCAGGCCGACTGAATGACGCGGCGTTTGGTGGCGATAGGCCAGTTTTCATCCCAGCGGTCAACCGACAGCGCCCACGCCAGGTAAGGTAAAAACTTTGCCGGACAGGTCAGCGGATCCCAGAGCTGCCGCAGCGGCACCGGCAAGTTTTCAAGCGCGGCGCAGGCGTCGGCGGCGGCTACCTCCAGCGCTGATGAACCGACGGGCAGCAGGCGATCACTCATCGTAGCCGCCCACTTTTAAGGTATAGGCGGTGCAAAATGACGCCTGGGTTTTGTCCAGCTCGATGTCGGCCTTCGGGCTTTTCAGCTCTACCCGCTGGACGCCCTCAACGTGCAGCGCGGCGTAAATGGCCGACNAATGACGCCTGGGTTTTGTCCAGCTCGATGTCGGCCTTCGGGCTTTTCAGCTCTACCCGCTGGACGCCCTCAACGTGCAGCGCGGCGTAAATGGCCGACAGCCGGATGTCGCGGCCTAGTCGGTGCTGCGCGGTGGTGTAGGCGATAAGCTTCGCCTCGGCGGCTGCGCGGATGGGTTCGGCTTCGGGACCAGGGAACAGATACAGCACGGCATCAATGGTGTAATTCACGACGGTGGCTGACTGGACGGTCACGCGGTCGGCCACGGGGCGCACGTTTTCATCGTTGAGCGCGGCCTGCACTTTCGCCAGCAGGTCAGCGGGCGCGGTGCCGTTGCCGGTCTGTGCCAGCACGGAAATAGTGACGCAGGCGGGCGACGGACTGATCACCGAAATGTCCGCCACGCGCCCGTCGGCAGAGCGCCCGTGATACTCATACGCGCCGACCGGACCCGCCACGCTCAGCCCTTCAAACGCCTGCTGCGCGCGGATGCGAAAATCCGCATCGCTTTCCATCACCGCCGCCACGGCGGGCACGCTGACCGTATCCGCAGGCGTGATGGTCAGGCGTTCCACGCTGAACGTCGCCGCGATGTTGTCCAGGTCTGCGCCGGTGGCGTAGGCCAGCATCACGGCCTGCGCCGCCTCGTTAACCCGCTGACGCAGGATCACTTCACGGTAGGCGTTCTCCTCCAGCAGTTTCACAATCGGCTCGGACTCCAGCGTCAGCGTGCGGGCGATGGCGGCCTGCTGGTCTTCGGGGTACAGCGACACCCTCCACCACGTCGGGGGCGGGTAACTGGCTCAGGTCGATAGTTGCCATAATTCAGCTCACTGGAAGGGTTAAGGAGATGGCGGCGGACGTGTCTTTGCGGATGCCGGTGAGTTCAACCACCGCTTTCCCGTCGAACGTCGTTTCAAAGGTGATACCGGTGAGGCTGACGCGCGGCTCCCACTTGAGGATCGCGCTGTAACAGGCCGCCATAATTTGCAGCCGCAGCGCCGCGTTCTGCGGGCGGTCAGTCAGTTCAGACAGCAGTGAACCATAGTCACGGCGCATGACGCGGGAACCGACGGGCGTGCGCAGAATGTCGCTGACCGACTGCTGGATGTGCGCCAGGTCTTCGACACTGCCCCCCGTATCGCGAGCCAGCCCAATGTATTTTGCGTTACTCATGACGGCACCTGCGTTTGACCGCCGCCCGTCTGGACGCCGCCGTGTTTATGGGTATGCACAACCACGCCGTTTGACGTGATGCTGCCGCCTGAATGGGTGAGGTTGCCGGTCATGCCGTCTGGACGCCGCCGTGTTTATGGGTATGCACAACCACGCCGTTTGACGTGATGCTGCCGCCTGAATGGGTGAGGTTGCCGGTCATGGTGCCGCCCTGTTTAATCTCGATGGTGGCGGTGGTGAGTTTGTTAGTGCAGATCACTTCCGGCGTGTCGAGCGTGATGCGGGTTTTCGCCGTGCAGGTAATCAGTGGGGCGGTGACAGCCACCTTATCGGCAGCGTTCACCGTTGCAGACTTAATGCCGGTTGCCAGCAGCGCGCCGGTCTTCGGCTCGTACTCGATCACCGCGCCGTCGGGGAAAGTGACGTGTACGGCATCGGCTGATGCTGACGGGGTGGGGAATTCATCAGAGAAAACGCCGGGCATCACAAAGGCGGTGTCCAGCTCGCCGCCCAGGCAGAACAGCAGAACCTGCTCACCGGCGGACGGTGCCCACCAGGAACGGGAACGCCCCGCGCGGGCGGTCAGCCAGTGCAGCCAGTCGGTGACGTTGCCGCCGGTGTTCACGCGACAGGTGCCCGCAACTAAATCCACTTCGGCAATGGTGCCAATGCGGATCAGATTGCGCAGCAGGCGCGGAATGTCGTTGTTTGGGATGGATGTATTCATGCATAAAATAATGCCGCCCTGTCAGGCGGCATACAATTTGAGGCGGGTTGATGCTCGATGGCACAACGCAGGCTTACCAGTTGCGATAAGGGATATCACTGCTATTGACAGACGCAATTATCATGCGCGAATGTAAGAAGTCGCGAGTTGATGCTATGGCTAAATCTTTATTAGGTGTGTGGCCAACAATAATATCAGTTAAACAATTGTTTATTGCACCTTCTAAATTGAGCTTTGTAAAAGGTATTATCGCAGAGTTACCAGGGCGGAAATGTAGATCATCATATGACACATGTCCTTTGCTTACTAACCGCCATTCAGCTTCCTCTTCAAAACTAGCATCTTTAATTAGTGGAAATATCATTGATAAACTTTCATCAACGTCTCTAACGAAAGGTGTGAAAAATGAACTCAAGCCTCTCCCTTCCTTGTAAGTTCCGTTTCTATCCTCATCCATCATGTGTTTATCAATGAGCATATCTAAAACTTTAACTATCTCAAATCTTTGAGCCGCTGGATTGTAAATACATTTTTTCAACGCAAAGTTATTGCTCTGACTAATACCATTCAAAATTGCACTTCTAAAACCAAGGCAGTAGCCAGCCATTCCTCTTGAATAACCACGCCATTGACTTAATAAATCTGCTTTTTCAGAAAATGAACAAACACAAATATTTGTTTTTCCCATTTTAAGTATTCGAAGTGATAGATCTTTTATCGTTTGGGCGATTCTTTCGTTTGATGTCTTCTTAAGTTTATCTTGTAAAATATCTCCCGCGATATCAGCAGCAAGATTAAACTCTCGATTATCGTTCAGATATTGTATTTTTGTAGCCCATAACTCTTGATTGCCCGCAATACCTAAAAATCCTGCTTGATCTGTATAGTGATAAAGCATCCTGGGAAGTACGTTTACATCTGGCATTGTGTAACCTTAGATTAAATGAGGGTATCATATTTATAAGATAAGTTAGTCCTAATCAAATGTCAGGTATTTAATAATCTAAGTAATTCATTCTCTACAATCTTCATATCCTCCGCGTCCAGCCCTAAGAGTGGGCGCGCCGGATACCGCACTTCCTCCGCCCTGACCGACGGGCGATCCCGCAGCCCGTACTGATGCACCTTCGCCATGCGCTGAACCTGGCCGGTGAATTCCACCACCGCGTCCCTGTCCGTGCCTTTGGCCTTCATGTATTTAGCCGTGCGCAGTTTGGCGAACATCTCCCGCTTAATGCGGCCTTTCTTGTCCCTTAAAGGCTGTGACTGACGCGGGGCGAACGGCTGCCCCTCCGGCGTGACCTGCCGCTTGATGCGCTGCTGCTGATGTTTGCGCAGACGCTTCGCAATGGTGGCGGCCATGGCCTTACGGCTCTGCGGAGACAGTGCCTCAATCAGCCCCGCCAGGCGGGTATCAAACGCGGTCAGTTCACTCATTCCACTGGCTCACTAACTCGCCGTGCAGGTACAGTTCACGCGGCCTTTCCACCGGCTCCGGCAGCGGCGGTTCTGGAAAATGTTCCACGTGCAGACCGG